TGACAGTTTTTGGTAATATGTTACAATTCACTTGTAACCTAAAAAGTCACGACTCCGTGGCTTTTTTAATTTAAGGATGTTTAATGACTAACGATCTAAAATGGATGCTATCCTCAGATCAACAAATTCCGTACCAAGATGATAAAGCAATTGCTTTATGGTTTAAAGTTATGAAATGGTTTAAGCCAGACGTTGTAGATATTCTTGGGGATACCGACGATCAAGCCTGTTACAGTAGGTTTACAGAAGGACGTTCAGCAGAATTTCTTAGAATGCATAAGGATGAAAACGGTCAAATGATTGTTCCTTTAATGGAACACGAGGCTAAAGGCGCAAGAGATTTTTATACCGAAGTAAGAAAAGTTGCAGGGAAAAAGGCACAACTATTTTCTGCTTTAGGTAATCACGATATTAGAGTTTTTAATTATTTAGATGCAAAGCTTCCCGATTATGTAAAACATGTAACTCCAGAAAACCTTTGGAATCTAGATTCTTTAGGGTACGATTATATTTATTACAACGAGCTTCCTAAGAAAAGATTTGGTGATATACATGTTCATCATGGAATGTCTGTGTCTGCCACAGGGGCAATAAGAAAAGATATGGAAGACATGCAGGTATCTTTAATTAGAGGTCATTCACATAGAATTGCCTCTCATATGGTAACCTATGAACTTAGAAACAATGGCAAAGGCGAGACAATACGTGGATACGAAATTGGTCACATGTGTGATGAAAAAAGTGAAGGAATGAAATATGCAACTCATCACGACTGGCAAAAAGGTTTTGCTGTTGCTCACATTGAGAATGGAAAGTATCCTCATATACAAATGATACATATTTCTCCAAACTATACTTGTGTTGTTGATGGGAAGATGTTCTCTTTATAATGTGGTGTCAAAAGTGTTCTGGTAGAGTCTTCATTGACAGAGTGTTTTCACAAAAACTTCACATGGAGCTATTCTGTATAATGTGTGGCAAACGCTGGATGATTGATAAAGAAACGAGTAAATTAGGTAAATGGCTAAAAGCAAAAGAAAAGGAACACGAAAAAAGTTTCTCTATTTCTTCTTAAACAATAAAATACATAAAGTTATTAAGTTGTCTAGGGCTAAAGACGAACTAGTTGCTTGGTGCTATCCTGATAAAAAAAGAGTAATGTATTCTTACTCTCAGGTAGAAAAACACAAAGAGAGTGCCTACACAGTTAAAGAGTCTGGAGTGTTGTTAAATAAACATAAGATAACAATTGAAAATTATATTTTAAGCGGGAAGATAAAAGTTCCGCAAAAGGTGTATCCAATTAGTAACCCAGACAGCAGCTGGTTTAAATTTATGCTTAGCGAGTCTGATATATTAGACTTACATCAATATATGCTAGACGCAGGGTACACAAAAAACACTCCGTCACGCTCAGAATTATTGGCACTTCTCAAACACAACATTATATTGTATACTAAGACCGACTCTGGTTTTGTGCCAGTGTGGAAGGCGGAGTAATGTCTAGAGTAGTTATTTGTTCATTGTGTAGTAAAGAGATCGAAGTTCGCTGGGCTATATTTGCTAATCAAACTTTATCAAGGCATATGAAGGAGCACAAGTAATGGCTGAGACAAGAGTAAAGATTGATTTATCTTTTACTAGAAATTTAGGCAACTACGAAAGTATTAGAATAGGTATTGGTATTGAAGACGATGTTAGGCAGGGAGAAACAGCGAGCTCTGCAACAGAGAGAATTTATAAGTTTGTAGAGGATAAGCTTATTGAAAAAACTCGTGAAGTAGAAAAAGAATTAAATGGCAGCAATAAATAACAAAGAGCCGTATATCTTGATTACACATTATCAGAATTTATATAAAAATAAATATAATAAGGTGCCTTCAATAAATAAGTTTAGGGAAAAATGGGGAATGCAGGATGTTATAGATAGCGTAGGATTTGAAAGAGCAAAGGAGTTGTTAGAGTACTATTTTGCTACAGGCAAATCTGGTCATCCATTACAATTCTTCTTTTATAATTTTGACAAGATAGATCAGTTAAATAAAGAAATACAAAAAGATAAAATTAATAGAAAGCTATTAAGAGAAGCAACAAAAAAATTAGTTGAGGGGGAACAAGAGTGAATACAGAAGCAACGCTAATATCCGCTGTATGTAAAAACAAAGACATCAGCACCCTTCTTGCAGACAACGTAGATGATCTGTTTACCTCACATAGAGATATATGGGAGGGGCTAAAGTCCTACTATTATAAATTTAAAGCAGTCCCAGAGGTGGGCATACTACAAGAAAAGTTTAAAGATTTTGATCCCGATATAAATGTTAAAGCTGAGACTGGTTACTATTTAGATAAATTAAAAAATGAATTTTTGTCTAGTAGACTAAAATCAATAATTCTTAGAAGCGGATCTAGTTTAAAAGAAGATGCAGCATCGAGAGTTTTAGCACAAATGCAAAGCGAACTCGCAGGCTTAAGTAGATATACAAATAACGTAAGAGACTTAGACATTACAGATGCAGAAGCGGCTGCACGACATTTTGAAGCAGTTAAAAATAGATCTGAACTAATGGGTGGAGCTCCAGGAATTATTACTGGGTTTGATGCTATTGATAAAGCATATCCAACTGGAATGGCACCAGGACATTTAATCGTTGCAATTGGTTGGCCAGGAAAAGGTAAAACTTGGTTTACATCATACTTAGCATGTAAGGCTTGGGAACAAGGATTCAGACCCATGATAGTATCTCTTGAAATGTCACCAGAAAATATGCGTGACCGTATATACACTATGCTTGGATCTGGATTATTCCGTGCCAGCGATTTGTCCAAGGGAGATATAAATATTGATGATTTTAGATCATGGAGTAAAAAGAAGTTTGAACAAAAAAATAGTTTTATATTAGTTTCTAATGAAGGCAATACAGAAGTAACTCCTGCAACAATACAGGGCAAGATTGATCAGCACAGGCCAGACTTGGTAATTCTTGACTATCATCAATTGTTTAATGACAATAAAAGAAGCAATTCAGAAGTAGAAAGAAACAGAAACATATCTCGTGAGTTTAAGTTGCTTGCAGTATCCAATGCAATTCCAATTATTGATATTACTGCAGCTACTGCAGATGATATATCTGATCAAGATAACCCACCCATGATGAGCCAGGTTGCTTGGTCTAAAGCAATTGAATACGATGCCGATATGGCAATGGCTATTCATAGATATCCAGGAACTAATATGATTGAAGTTGTATCTAGAAAAAATCGTCACGGACACGAATTTGATTTCTATTTAGATTGGGATATTAATAGAGGAATTGTAAAAGAAATATACGAGAATTTACCAGAGCTAAATAGTGACGCACAAAAGAATAAATAGATTTCAAATACTAGTTGAGTTTAAAGACGACTCCGACATGATTAGAATAAAAAATCAATACGAAAACCTTTTAATTCACGATATGCGGTCAAAAGGATATGCCAGAGTCCTTGACATAGACACTGCATTTTCGGTAGAATTTACTGGTGAGACATGGAAATTTTTAATGACTATACATGGAGTGTACATAGGAAGGAGGAAAGCATGGCAATCAGAGGGAATAACGCAAGGAAAATTGATACAACGAAATATACCCCAGAGCATATCAAATCGATAATTAAAAATTTAGGGTTAGAGATTACTGGAGAGACTTCAAATGATTTCCTGTGCTATTGCCCATTTCATTCAAATAGACATACTGCAAGCTTTAGCGTTAGCAGAGAGATTGGCGCATTTATATGTTTTAATCCAGCCTGTGGAGAATCTGGAACCCTTAATGAATTAGTTAAAAAGATATTAAACAAAAACGAATACGAGGCTATTAGATTTATTGCAGCAAGGGAAGCCGACTCTTTAAATAATTTTGATGAAGTGATGGCTAGCATGTTTGAAGACAAGCCAGACTTTGTAGAGTTTCCTCAAAACGTTTTAGACAACATGTATAACGAATTAGGTTCAAATCAAGAGGCTAAAGAATATTTTAAATCAAGAGGTATCAATGAAGACTCTATGCATTATTTTAAATTAGGGTACTCTTCAAAACAGGGCATGGTAATTGTTCCAGTACATAGTCCAGACGGACTACCAGTAGGCTTAGTTGGCAGATCTATATCTAAAAAAGTATTTAAAAATAGCACAAACCTTCCTAGAAGTAAAACAATGTTTAATATTCATAGGGCAAAAAAAATAGGTGATCACGTCATAATAGTAGAGTCTAGTTTCGATGCGATTCGTGTGCACCAATCAGGATTTCCAAATGTAGTAGCAACTCTTGGAGGACACATATCTCCAGATAATATTAATCTTCTTAATAGACATTTTAATAAAATTATAATAATGACAGATGCTGACGAAGCTGGAAGAGTGTTGGGTAGAAATATATCTAGCAAGTTAAAAAATAAAGACATCTTGTGGGCCTGCCATGAATATGGTAAGATATACCCACACGATGCAAAGGATGCTGGCGATATGTCTGAAGAAGAAATCCGATCTTGTATAAAGAATTCGGTATCAGATATTGAATACAAATCCTGGAATTAATGCTATAATAAAAAATACAGATGGATATATACCATCAACAAAGGAGAAAAAATGAGTATAGTAAAGGGTCTAAAGGACCTAAACAAAGCGTTGGATAAGCCAACATATAGTGGCGGGGATGAAAACAAAGGTCGCTGGTTTAAAGCTGAAGATGGCGAAAGCGTAAAAATTCGCTTCCTTCAAGAACTTGATCCAGACTCACCAAATTATGATGAAAAACGTGGCTGTGGATTTATTGCATTAGAACATGTTAATCCAAAAGATTATAGAAAAAAAGCTTTAGATACAATGGAATCAGAAAGTCGTGACTGGGCACAAGAACAACATCGTAAAGACCCAAAGGCTGGCTGGAAAGCAAGAACTCGTTTATACATTAATGTATTAGTTGACGATGGAAAAGAAGAGCCATACGTTGCAATTCTTTCCCAAGGAACTAGTGGAAAAACAATCACACCTACCTTGATTGAATACGCTGGAGAAATGGGAAGCATAACAAACCTTATGTGGCGCATTAAAAGAAATGGAAGTAAAACAGATACAAGTTATACAATTATTCCATTAGCAAAAGACGAAACTCCTTTTGATTTTTCAACTCTAGAGTTGTTTGATCTTGAAAAAACTGCAGTTCGTCATGTACCATATGCAGAGCAAGAAGCCTTTTATTTAGGCGAAGGCTCTCACGAGGAAACACAGTCTGCTACATCTAGCAGCGTAGACTGGTAAGAAAAAAGTAAGGGCGGAGAGTTAAGTGTCATTCACACATTTGCATTGTCATTCATACTATTCATTGATGGATGGCCTTAACTCCCCTGCCGAACTTGTTAAAGCAGCTAAAGATGCTGGCCAAACAGCATTAGCAATTACAGACCATGGAACACTATCCTCACATCGTGAAATGCAGATTGCTTGCAAGGATCAGGGCATTAAACCCATACTTGGAGTTGAAGCGTACATATCTCCCACAGATAGATTTGATCGCTCCTCTAAAACAGATAAATCAATTCAAGCGTACAATCATATTATCTTATTGGCTAAAAATCGTGTAGGATTAAAAAATATAAATACGCTCCAAGAAATTGCTTGGAATGAAGGATTTTATCACAAGCCAAGAATTGATAGAGAGATTTTAAAAGAATATGCAGAGGGTATTATTGTTCTTTCTGGATGCCTTAATGGACTTATTAGTAAGGCTATTGAAAAGGGAGAGTTTGCGGAAGCAAAGATGGTACTTAAAGATTTTAAGAAAACTTTTGGTGAAGACTTTTATATTGAGGTTCAATCTCATAACCCAAAAGAAATAAATGAAGGCCTGCTTAGCTTAGCAGATGAATTAGGAATTAAACCAGTAGCAACTGGAGATGCCCATTTTGCAAAGGGGGAAGACAAGATATTAGAAGAGGCAATGCTCATACTGTCTACCTCTCCAAAATCAGACAAAGAGGCAGACTTTGATATGTCTAGGCAGATGGGCAATATGCTAGATAGGTTTAATTACTTATACCCAGATAGACGTATATCATTCCAAAATTATAATTTGTTTATTCAGACCAAAGAAGAGATAGAGTCTGATTTTACTAAGACTGGTATAACTAGAACAGATATATATGAGAACACTATGGAGATAGCCGAAAAAATTGGAGAATACGATTTTAACAGGGGTCTAGACCTTCTCCCAGTCCCCAAGACCAATGCCGACGAAAAGCTGTCCCAGATGGCCTTTGAGGGCTTAGAAAGGCTACGCCTGAGAGAGAACTGGCTTGGAAATGACGTATATGACCAAAGACTTATAGAAGAACTAGAAATTATTAAAGAAA